GCACGTCACCATGTACCGGGCTTGCAACCGCTGCCCGCGCCATATCGGCGCCGATCCCCTGACCCCCAAAGGAGAGCAGACATGACGACATCCCCCCATATCCCGCAGGGCTTCTGGCAGAATGCCCGGGGCGAGCTGATCCCCGAGGCGCGGATCAAGCCCGTGGACCGGCTCGAGGATCAGCTGGTCCGCAGCATGTGCCAGACCGCGAGGGGCGTGCACGAGCAGCTGGGGGCGCTGAAGGCGCTGGCGCTTGGCGAGGCGCAGGCCTTCAAGGCGCTCGTCGCGCAGGAATACGGCGCCGAGAAAGGTGGCGCGAAGGGCAACATGACGCTGCGCAGCTTCGACGGCACCCTGGAGATGCAGGTGGCGGTGGCGGAGCATCTCAGCTTCGGCCCGCAGCTTGCCGCCGCCAAGGAACTGATCGACGCCTGCGTGACCCGCTGGAGCGAGGGCGCCAATGACAACATCCGCGCCCTGATCGACCACGCCTTTCAGGTGAACAAGGAAGGCCGGATCGACACCCACCGCGTGCTGGGCCTGCGCCGTCTCGACATCGAGGATGCCGACTGGAAGCGGGCGATGGACGCGATCTCGGATGCGGTGCGGGTCTCGGGCTCCAAGACCTATGTCCGCTTCTACCAGATCGACGCCGAGACCGGCCAGCGCGCGGCCATCACCCTCGATCTCGCGAACGTCTGAGGGCTGCTGTCATGACCGACCGCTCTCTCCAGAGCATGATCCATGTGGGCTGCAGGCAGCTTGGCCTTGATGCCGAGGCGCGGCGGGCGCTGCAGCAGCAGGTCACCGGCAAGGCCAGCCTGTCGGAGATGACGGCGGCGGAATTGCGGCTGGTTGTCGACCGGCTGGCAAAGGACGGCTTCAAGGCCGAGACCCGAGGGCGGCGCAAGCCCGCGCCGCGCGCCGACTTGCGGCTGATCCATGTGCTCTGGCGCAAGCTGGGCGAGGCGGGGGCGCTGGAGCGGCCCGACCGTGCCGGGCTCAACACCTTCATCCGTGCCCGGTTCGAGGCCAGCTGGGGCGCCGTGCCCGCCGATGTGGACATGCTGCGCGACTGGCACCAGATCGACGCGGTGCTGCAGGCGCTGATCGCCTGGGGCAGGCGGGCGCGGATCGATTTCGACTGGAGCAAAACCCGCCGATGACCCTGCCGCGCCCGCCCGCCCATGTGGCGCCTTTTGTGGAGGTGCTGGGCCACGATCTGACCGTGGCCTTCCTGCTCGAGTTCGGCGGGGCGCGGCTTTATTGGGCGCGCGACCCCAAGGGCCGCAGCGAGGCCGAGGCGCTGATCGGCGCCGAGCGGCTGCGCGATCTGGGCCGGGTCTGGGGCGGCGAGGTCTCGCGCGTGCCCACGGCCCGGGTCTGGCTTGCCCATGCGCTGCATGCCCGGGGCTTGCCCGTGAACCAGATTGCGCGCAGATTGCATGTGACCGATGTGGCGGTCGCCAAATACCTGCGGCGGGCGCCCGACAATTCCTCCGCCCCGCAGCCGCCACGCCGGGGCGATGACCGGCAGCTTTCCCTCTTCTGAGCTTTCCTGTCCAACCTGTTGGCCATGATTTTCCATGGCCCGCTTCGTCATTCTGCTCTGGACCGCGCGGGCACAGGCCCCGCCGCAATCCTCCGGGGGCAGCATGCAGACATCCGCACAAGGCATCGGCTTTCTCGAACGGCACGAAGGTGTCGTGCTCAAGGCCTATCTCGACCCGGTTGGGGTCTGGACCATCGGCGCCGGGCTTACCGCCGCCTCGGGCGTGGTGAAGCCGCGCGCGGGCATGGTGCTCTCCCGCGAGGAAGCCTCCCGCCTGCTGGGGCAGGCGCTGCGGCGCAATTACGAGCCTGCCGTCACCAGGGCCATGCCGGGGGCGCTGCAGCACGAGTTCGATGGCGGGGTGAGCTTTCACTTCAACACCGGCGCCATCGCGCGCGCCAGCTGGGTGCCGTTCTGGATCACCCAGAGCTGGGATCAGGTGCTGGAGCGCCTGTCGCTCTGGAACAAGGGCGGCGGCAAGGTGCTGCCCGGCCTGACCCGGCGCCGCCGCGAAGAGTTCCACCTGATCCGCTACGGCGCCTACAGCGTGCCGGTGGACGCGGCCGCCACGGCCGCCGCCGCGCGCATCGTGCTGCCGCTGACCCGGGCGGAGCTGGCCGAGATCCACGCCGCCTTCCGGACGCTGGGCTATGAGCCGGGCGACGATCCCGCAGCACTTGCCAAAGCCGAGGTGGAGCGCTTCCAGCAGGACCATGATCTGACTGTGGACGGCATCCTTGGCCGCGCCACGCTCTCCACCCTGCAGCGCCGCCTTGATGCCGCGCGCAAGGCGAAGACCGAGGGCGCCGCCGCCACGGTGGTGGGCGGCGGATCGGCCGCCGGGAGTGCCGCGCCGGGGGTGGAGGCGCTGCCCTGGGTGGCGGGTGGCCTGATCCTGCTCTGGGCGCTCTGGCGCGCCTGGACCTATCGCGACGTCCTCGCGGCCAAGGTCCAGGGCGTGGCGCCCGGGCTGGCGCGCATTCTCCGGAGGGTCTGACATGTCCGCATCTGCACTCATCTCTCTGGCCGGGGCGGTCGGCGCGCCGCTGATCGAACGGGTGCTGGCCCGCCAGATCGGCGCGGGCCGGGCCGAGCTGGTCGGTGACGTGCTGGCCGAGCTGGCGGGTGCCCTGGGCGTGGCGCCCGAAGAGGTGGAGCCGCTGGCCCGCGCCGCGCCCGACCGGGTCGAGACCGCGATGCGCGACGTGGAGGCGACGCTCGGCGCGCGGGTGGCTCTTTATACCGAAGGGCTGGAATACCAGCTGGCGGCGCTGCAGGCGGGGCAGGGCGATCCGGTCTGGATGCGCGCCTGGCGCCCGGCGGGCATGTATGTGCTGGGCTTCCTGTGGCTCTGGGCCATCGTGCTGTTGCATGTGGCGAATGCCATCTGGCGCATCGCCCTGCCGCAGCCCGATCTCTGGGTGCTGTTCCAGCTCACCGCCCTTTACATGACGCTTTATATGGGCGGGCACACCTTCAAGGACTTCGTCTCCACCCGCTGGGGCCGGAAGGGCGGTGCCGCATGATGCCGCCCCTCGGACGCGCTGCTCTTGGCGCCACGCTGGCGCTGATCCTTTTCGCCCTGACTGCGGCGGCGGCGCTGGCGCAGCAGACCGTAACCTGCGCCCCGCAGGATCAGGTCATCGATCAGCTTGAGGACCGCTATGGCGAAAGCCTGCGCGCCACCGGGCTCGCCGGGCCGACAGGCCTGATGCAGCTTTTTGCTGCAGAGGCCGGGACGTGGACCATTCTGCTGGTCACGCCGGAGGGCATGGCCTGCCTGCTGGCCAGCGGCACCGACTTCGAGGCGGTGATCCCGCCCGCCGGAGGCCCGGCGTGATCGTCGATCTGGATCTTCTGCTGAAGCTCGCCTCCTTCGGGCTGTCGGTCGGGGCCATGGTCTTTGCCTTCTTCGCCAACCGGCAGAAGGGCAATGACGAGCGCTTCAAGGCCGGGGCCGACCGCATGGACCGGCACGAGCTGCGCATCCAGACGCTGGAGCAGTCGGTGCGGGTGCTGCCGACGCTCCATGACATGCACGAGCTGCAGCTGCAGCTGGCCCGGCTCAACGGCAACATGGAACGCATGGATGCCCATCTGGCGGGCCAGCAGGAGATCATGAAGCGGGTTGAGACGGTTGTCGCCCGCCATGAGGACCACCTTCTGAAAGGACAAAAGGGATGAGCTACGCCCAGGAGCTGCGCGAGCACGCCCGGATCGCCATTCTCCGCCTGCTGGAGGATGCGCCGCGCTACACCTCGAACGTGTCGATGATGACCGATCTGCTGCGGCGCTTCGGCATCGGCTACACCCGCGATCAGGTCACCGCCGAGGTGCACTGGCTGCAGGAGCAGGGGCTGCTGGTGGCCGAGGATCACAACGGCTTCGTCATCGCCACAGCGACGGTGCGCGGGGTGGAGGTGGCGCAGGGCATCGTCACCCATCCCGGCATCCAGCGCCCGCGCCCGAGGGTCTGAGCCATGCCCGCTCCGGCCAAACTGGACCTGATCCCGCCCGAGCTGCGCGCCTGGCTGCGCGAGGCGCTGGAGGCGCGTGGCTTTGCCGAGATCGTGGCGGTGACCGAGGAGCTGAACTTCCGGCTGCAGGACTGCGGGCTGGAGGTCAGCATCGGCAAGACGGCGGTGGGCCGGTTCTCCAAGGCGCTGAAGGACCAGCGCGAGGCCTTTTCCATCGCCGAGACGCTGCTGTCGGACATGGACATCGCGGCGGAGGGCGAGCTGCACAAGGTGCTGGTGCAGATGATCGCCACCTCCGCCGTGCAGATGATCCGCGCGGTGCGCGAGGAGGACGGCCATCTGGAGCCCAAGGACCTGATGGCGCTGGGGCGCATGGTCAAGGATCTGATGGCAAGCTCCGGCCTGCGGGAAAAGCTGCTGGCCGACGAACGCGAGCGGGTGGCCCGCGAGGCGCGCGAAGCGCTGCAGACCGAGCTTGCCGCAAAGCTGGAGGCGGGCGTGGCGCGGGGCTCGGTCAATGCCGAAGCCGCCCGGGCCGCACGCGAGATCATGGGCTTCGCATGATGACCGCGCCGGTCATCACCTTTCTGCCCTATCAGAAGCGCTGGCTGCAGGATGCCAGCCGCTTCAAGATCGGCATGTTCACCCGGCGCGGCGGCAAGACCTTTGGCGCCTGCGGCGAGATCGCCGATGACTGCTTTCAGGCCGAGATCGCCGGGCGCAAGACGCGCTGGACGATCCTGTCGCGCTCGGAGGCCACGGCGAAGGAGGCGATGGAGGATGCGCTGAAGCCCATCGTCCGGGGCTTTTATGCCGCCTATAACCGCATCGCCACGCTGGGCGCGCCCGAGTTCGAGGAGGGCGAGTTCTACGCCCCCGAGCTTGATGCCACCTACAAGACCCATGAGGTGCGCTTTCCCACCGGCTCGCGCATCACGGCGCTCTCGGCCTCGCCGGATGCGGCGCGGGGCTTTGGCGGCAACCTGCTGCTCGACGAGTTCGGCTTTCACCGCGACAGCCGCCGCATCTGGGGCTCGGCCTTTCCGGTGGCCGCACGGGGCGGGCACAAGATCCGGGTGATCTCCACGCCCAACGGCAAGGGCAACAAGTTCTACGAGCTGATGACCGCCGAGGACAATGGCTGGTCGCGCCACTACGTCGATATTTATCAGGCCGTCAAAGAGGGGCTGGAGGTCGATATCGACGAGCTGCGCGCGGGCATGGCCGACGAGGATGCCTGGGCGCAGGAGTTCGAGCTGCAATGGCTCGACGCCGCCTCCAGCTGGCTGGATTACGACCTGATCGCCTCCTGCGAGGAGATGCTGGCGGGCGATCCCGGGCGCTATACCGGCAAGCCGGTCTATGTGGGCGTCGATATCGCGGCGCGCAACGACCTCTTCGTGATCGTGGTGCTGGAGGATTTGGGCGACCGGCTGATGACCCGCGAGGTGATCGCGGAAAAGCGCATCAGCTTTGCCGAGCAGGACGCGCATCTCGCCTCGGTCTTTGAGCGCTATCACGTCCTGCGCGTGGCCATCGACCAGACCGGCATGGGCGAGAAGCCGGTGGAGGATGCCACCCGGCGCTACGGCGCCTCGCGCGTGAATGGCGTGCTCTTCACCGCCGCGCGCAAGCTGGAACTCGCCACCGTGCTGAAGGAACGCATGCAGGACCGGGCGCTGGCGATCCCCGGCGGCGATCCGGTGCTGCGCGCCGATCTGCACGCCATCCGCTCCCGCGTCGGGCCGACCGGCATCCGCCGCCTCGTGGCCGAGGGCGAGACCGATGGCCATGCCGACCGGTTCTGGGCCTTTGCCCTCGCCACAGGTGCTGCCGAGGCCGCGCCCACCGAATATGCCTATCGCCCGGTGGGCGACGGGCGGGGCCGCGATGTTCTGGGCGGCCCGGAGGACGACGAGACCCGCAGCTGGTGGCGCCCGCCACTGGGCACGGGCTTGCGTGGAGCCCTCTGATGCCGATCGCTGCTGCGAGGAGCTGGTGGGGGCCAGGAGCTGTTGACGCAGCCCCTGACTCGGGGAGCCAGCTAAACACCCCCGCCGACCCGATTCTCTTCAAGGCCGCCCCGCGCGCAACCTACGCGCTGCGGCCAGATGTGCACGGAGAATCCATGCGCGAACCGACGACGGCACATGCCAGACCCATCGCCCCCTATCTGGGGGGCAAACGCAACCTCGCAGGACGTGTCTGCCGGATCATCGATGCCGATCCCCATCAGACCTATGCCGAGCCCTTTGTGGGCATGGGCGGCATCTTCCTGCGCCGCAAGCGGCAGGTGCGGGCGGAGTTCATCAACGATGCCAGCCGCGAGATCTACACCCTGTTCCGGATCCTGCAGGAGCATTACGTGGCCTTTCTGGATCTGCTGAAGTTCCAGATCACCACGCAGGCGAACTTCAACCGGCTGGTGGCGGTCGATCCCGACACGCTCACCGACCTGCAGCGGGCGGCGCGCTTCCTCTACCTGCAGCGCGTGGCCTTCGGCGGCAAGGTGTCGGGGCGGAACTTCGGCCTCGACGCAGGCCGCCCGGCGCGTTTCAACCTGAGCACGCTGGAGCCGGACCTCGAGGCGCTGCACGAACGCCTCTCCGGGGTGACGGTGACGCAGCTCGACTTCAGCCCCTTCCTCACCCGCATCGACCGGGAGGGGGCGTTCTTCTATCTCGACCCGCCCTATTGGGGCTCCGAGAGCGACTATGGCCGCGACAGCTTCAGCCGCGACCGCTTCGGGCAGATGGCCGAGCAGCTGCGCGGCATCCGGGGCCGGTTCCTGCTGTCGATCAATGACGTGCCCGAGATCCGCGAGATCTTCGGCTGGGCCAATCTGGTGCCGGTGCAGACCACCTATACGGTCAGCTCCGCCTCGGGCGGCACCAGGGCGCGCGAGCTGCTGATCGGCAATTTTGACTTCACCCTGACAGGGAGGGCCTGACATGGCGCGGCAACCGCAGCTTCTCGACCCATGGGGCCGCCCGGTGCAGCGGTCTTCGCTGCGCCAGGAGGTATCGGCGCCCACGATCGGCGGGGTGCGGTCGCCGCTCTCGGGCTATCCGGCGGACGGGCTGACGCCCGACCGCCTCGCGGTGATCCTGCGCGAGGCGGATGCCGGGGACCCGGTGCGCTACCTGGAACTGGCCGAGACCATCGAGGAGCGCGATCCGCATTATCTCGGCGTGCTGGGCACGCGGCGCCGCTCGGTCTGCCAGATCGAGATCAGCGTGGAGGAGGGGGGTGACAGCGCCCATGACCTCGCCATGGCCGAGCTGGTGCGCGAGTGGCTGGATCGGGACGAGCTGGCCGACGAGACCTTCGACATCCTCGATGCCATCGGCAAAGGCTACAGCTTCACCGAGATCCTCTGGGACACTTCCATGGGGCAATGGCAGCCTGCGCGGCTGGAATATCGCGATCCGCGCTGGTTCCGCTTCGCCCGGCACGATCTGGCCACGCCGCGCATGATCGGCGCGGGCGGGCAGGAGGAGGCGCTGCCCGGCTTCAAGTTCATCTTCGCCCGCATGCGCGCCAAAAGCGGGCTTGCCCTGCGTTCGGGTCTGGCGCGGATCGCCACCTGGGGCTGGATGTTCAAGGCCTATACGCAGCGGGACTGGGCGATCTTCACCCAGACCTATGGCCAGCCGATCCGCATCGGCAAATACGGCCCCGAGGCCGACGAGAAAGACCGCGAGACGCTGTTCCGGGCGGTGGCCAATATCGGCGGCGACTGCGCGGGCATCATCCCCGACAGCATGCTGATCGAGTTCATCGAGGCCAAGAGCATCGGCAGCTCCACCGATCACTATGAGCGGCGGGCCGACTGGCTGGACCGGCAGATCTCCAAGGCGGTGCTGGGCCAGACCGCCACCACCGATGCCGAGACCGGCGGGCTGGGCTCGGGCAAGGAACACCGCGAGGTGCAGAAGGACATCGAGGCGGCGGATTGCAAGGCGCTGGCGGCGATCCTCAACCGCGATCTGGTGCGGCCCTGGATGGATCTGGAGTTTGGCCCGCAACGGGCGTATCCTCGGATCAGGATCGCGCGGCCGGAGCCGGAAGACCTCAAGGCCTTCTCCGAGGCCATCGGTCCGCTGGTCGATCGCGGGCTGCGGGTGGCCACCGCCGATGTGCTGGCGAAGTTCGGTCTGCCCGAGGCGGCGAAACAGGCCGAGATCCTGCATCCGCAGGGCCAGATCCCGGCGCAGATGCCGGAGCAACCGGCCCCCGGCGACGCAACACCCCCTGAGAGCGAATTTGAATACCGTTTGAATACCCGACTCGGCCCCGCGCGACCCCTTGCCGCCCTGCAGACGGATCGGCCCTCTACGGGCCGCACAGCGGCTCTTGCCCCGGCGCAGGACCGGCTGGCCTCGGAGGCGGCAGCGCCAGTAGGCGAGATGATCGAGCGGATCGAGCTCATGCTAGCGGCGGCAAGCTCGCTGGAGGAGGCGCGGGAGATGATCCTTGCCGCCTGGCCGGATCTCTCCACCGACGGGCTGGTCGAGGTGCTGGCGGAGGCCTTCCTTGCGGCCCATGCCGGGGGTCGCGCGCTGGTGGAGGACGAGGCTGATGGCTGATCTGGCGCTGGTCTTCCGCCGCCCGTTCCGCCAGCAGGTCGCGGCCTTCCGGCTGCGGCTGCGCAATCTGGTGCCCACCGCGCGCTGGGATGACCTGCGCCACGCCCAGCACGACCGCGCCTTCGTGGTGGCGGGGGCGATGAAGGCCGATCTGCTCGCCGATCTCGGCACGGCCATGGACAGGGCGATCTCCGAGGGCACCTCGCTGGAGGCGTTCCGCCGCGACTTCCGCGCCATCGTCGCGGCGCGCGGCTGGCACGGCTGGACGGGGCAGGGCACCGAGGCGGGCGAGGCGTGGCGCACCCGGGTGATTTACCGCACCAACATGCGCACCAGCTACATGGCGGGGCGCTTCGCGCAGCTCACCGAGGGAAACTTCGCCTTCTGGGTCTATGTCCACGGCGGCTCGGTGGAGCCCCGGCTGAACCATCTCGCCTGGAACGGCGTGGCGCTGCCGCCGGACCATCCGTTCTGGCGCCAGCACTTTCCGCCCAACGGCTGGGGCTGCAGCTGCTCGGTCTCCGGCGCGCGCAGCGCCGCCGGGGTGCGGCGGCTTGGCGGCGATCCGGCCAAGGAACTGCCCGAGGACTGGCAGGCGGTGGATCCGCGCACCGGCGCGCCCGAAGGGATCGGCAAAGGCTGGGATTATGCGCCCGGCGCCAGCGCCGTGTCCGAGATCCTGCAGATCGTCGCGGAGAAGGTGGCCGCACTTCCGCCCGAGCTGGCACAGGCCTTCCTGCGCGACCTGCTGGAGCGCTTTGCGGACAGCGAGCTCGCCAATGCCCTGCGCGAGATGCTGACCCGGGTCAGCTGACAGGAGCCCCCATGTATCGCGTCACCGTCACCAGTAACGAGCTGAGCGCCGCCCTTGCCCGGGTGCAGGCGGCGCTGACCGACACCCGCCCGCTGATGCAGGACATCGGCGAGTTTATGCAGCGCAGCACCCAGGCCAACTTCGCTGCGGGCACCGATCCGCAGGGCCAGCCCTGGGCACCGCGCTCGCCGGTGACGCTGGCGCGCTATGAAAAGAGCAAGGACAGGCCCGGCCCCCGCCCACTGACCGGCCCGAGCAAGGCGCTCTCCACCACCATCAGCTACGAGGCCGAGGCCGACGCGGTGAGCTGGGGCTCGAACATGATCTACGCGGCGGTGATGCAGTTCGGCGCCCAGCAGGGCGAGTTCGGCGCCCGCATGGGCATCAACAAAAAGGGCCGCCGCTACTTCTTCCCCATCCCCTGGGGCCCCATCCCCGCCCGCCCCTACCTCGGCCTCGGCACCGCCGACCAGCAGGCCATCGGCGAGATCATCGCCGAGTATCTGGGCGAGGCGGCGGCGGAGGCGTAGCTGGGCTGAGAAGGCCCCGAGACGGGCACTGCAGCAGGATCGAGCGCTGTGCTGAGGCGGCGCGACAAAACGGCGGGGGAGCTGTCATTTGCAAAGGCCGCGCCCAGAATGGCGAGCTTAAAGGTAGCAAATAGGCAGCGAATGTGGCGCTGGTAGCCGCTCATGTTCCGCGCGCAGTTTGTGAACAAAATCGCATGCCAAGCTGATCGATATCCCTCCGCCTTAAGCGACTGGGGATGACCCTGGCGTGCCTTGGAGGGGAGGTTCCGCTTCGGTGGCAGCTGGGTCTTCCTCGCCTTCTGTCGGTTCGCTGATCCGCATCATCATCCTGAAGTGGGCGACATGGCCCGTCCTCTCGAAAACCTGCTCGAACACGCGAAGGTAGCTCTGCACGGCGTTGTCATCGGCTGCGAGGTAGATGTCGTCGTGCGCGCTGTGGGACCCATCATTGATCCATGAGAACAGCGAAGCGCAAATCTGGGCGTCGCGGCCGGTGAAAAGCGCGACAATTGCATCCTGTCGCCAGCCGCCGAGTACTACGAGATAGTTCTCGACGATTCGCCGCAGCGTGTTCTGAATGGTGAGATTGGCACGCTCGGTATCGCGCACGTCCTCCCATAGCAATTCATAGGAGGTCTTTACCGGATTGAACGCATAGTGGTGGAGGGACGAGAAGCTGTCGCGCTTTCGCACTACCCAAAAAGTCTCGTCATTCCGGCAGCCGGATGCGGGCCGATCTCTGTCGTAGCTAACCTCCTTGTGGAAGTAGATGTTATGCGTGAGCACGAAAACCTGCCGAACAGAGCCCCTTCCGGCTCGGACATCGGTGATCACCTTCCGGATAAGCGCGCTGACAATGAACAGCACATCGGCGTCCAGACTAGAAACGGGATCGTCGAACACAACCACCTTTTCGACGGTGGTGCCCGTGGCTGACGTGCTACCGGCCAGCATGTGATAAAAGTAGAGAAAGGTGATGAATGATCGTTCGCCTTCGCTGAGCGTCTTCGCAGCGTCAGAACCGTCGATCCGGACGATCCGGTACATGTTGCTGCGCTCGCCTGCGACAGCTAGCTTGAAGCTGGTGAAGCCGAATGACGAGAGGATGCGGTTGATCTCGTCTACGGTCGGCTTCACGCTCGTAGTGCTTGCTTCCTTGGCCTTCAACTGAGCGTCTAGTGCGGCACGCTGGTCCTTCTTCCCCGCGATCTTGGCTTCGAGGCCCTCGATCTTCTTTCCGAGACTGGACACTGACGCCTCGTAGGTCGTGAGGTCAGTCCGGCGCTCTTCGACGATGAAACGCCATACTTGGGCGGTCAGTTTTCGCTTTGAGGACGATAGGTCGCGAATAGTCTCATTATATCCATCAATCGTCG